GCCATTCAAGGTAAACGTTATTGTTCATCTCATCTTGTTATCAAAGAAAAAGTTGAAGGTGCTATGGGTGCTGGATCTATTGATTTGTCTCGAATTACTCTTATACCTATTTTTATAAATAATGGTGAAACAAAATTAGTTTTTGACGGCCATGCCTTTCCTGTGTGTGGTGTTATTCTTACTTGTTTTCATGTTGCGCATAAAAAAGATGCTTATGCTCGTATTGGTGGCCACTTTGTTCTTCTTAAACAAATTGGTGCTATACCTGAGCTTGACTTAAAGTGGTTTAGTCTTGGAAAAATGCCTCCTTCATTACATTACGCCACACCTGTTAATGGTGCGCGTGTCACTGTTGTTCACTTTCCGCAAGGTAAGTGCGATAAGGGCACTCTTGATCTTAATGATAGAGATATGGTTACTTCAAGCTCACCTGCTTATTTTGAATCCACTGGTTATTGGAAGCATACTTGTGATACTAAGGCCGGTCATTCTGGCTGTCCTATGTTAAATGCTGAAGGAAGAGCTGTTGGTGTTCATAAATCAACAGACCCTAATGCCAAAAAGAACTATTTTGTTCCCTTTGATAATGAACTTTTTGCTAAAATCACTAAAACTATGTCTTCTGCTCAATTAACTTCTTTTTCATTAGAGAGTGTTACTCCATCTAGTAGCGCTCATGATGAATTTTTGGATCGACAGGGTAAGAAAAAACCTCTGATTGAACAAAATCAAAGTTGTTCTTTCACTCGTTTAGTCACAGCTCCTATTAGTAGAGCTCCTTTTACTTTGCTTCATAAATATCCGCTTCGCTCATATTTAGTGTTTGATCAAAGCACTTGGGATTGTTTGTCTTCTAGTGTTGATAAAGATACTCTTCTTTCATTTCAACCTGCTCCTATAAATCACGAATCGTGTGAAAAAGCTGTTGCTAAGTATTTTGCTGCTGGAGAAACTTCAATTGATGATGCTGCTTTTGCTAAAGCTTCATCTTGGTTCAATGTTATGATTTCTCCTATTGTAAGTGATTATTCTATACTCACACATCAACAGTATTTGGATTGCTATAATAAAGACTCATCTCCTGGTGTTTGTTTTCCATCGATGGATCGTGAAGAATTTATGAATTCTTTCGAACCTTATTTTGATTGGTTCTGGGACAGGATTTCAAACTGTTCTGGTGATCGAACTGTTCATTCTCTTTTTATGAAAGTTGAATTGAGGTCAAAAGATCGTGTTTATGCCAATAAAGCTCGTGGGTTTTTAGGTGCTAGTTCCTTTGCTAATTATGCTGGAGTTAGATTACTTAAAAATGCTCTTGATGCCTTGCATAAAGCTAGGCATCTTCCTTTATGGCCTGGTAAATGTTCGTGGTTTGGTGGCTGGGGTAG